TCTAAGATTTCGAATAGTTGTAAGCAACTCTTGATTTTCTCTTCTTAAATTTATCAATTCATTTTCTTCTTGAATATTCATAAGTCTATATATTGTATTTTCTTGACGATTTAAAATTGTAATGATATCTTGCATAATTCTTTGTGATGTTGATACACCCCTCATATAAGTATTAAAATAATCATTCATTATATATAAATGTATATATAAAATGAAAAAAGTGTTTAAATAATTATTATAAATTATAATAATGGAAACAAAAAAATATGCTAATAAAGGATTAACAGGATTAGTAAATCTTGGAAATACATGTTTTTTAAATTCTGCTATTCAAGCTATATCACATACATACGAATTCAGCGAACTACTAGATAATACAAAAGTTTTAGATTATGTAAACGATAATTGTAGTAGTACTCTATTCAAAGAATGGAATGAATTAAGAAAGTTAATGTGGTCCCAAAATTGTATAATAGCACCTAAAGGATTTTTATCTAGTGTTCAAATGGTAGCAGAAAAAAAAAATCAAGATTTATTCACAGGTTATGAACAAAACGATTTAAGTGAATTTTTAATATTTTTGTTAGGTTGTTTTCATGATAGTTTAAAAAGAGAAGTTGATATAATAGTAAAAGGTGAGATAAAAAATTTCAAAGATAAGATTGCTTTAAAATGTTTAGATTCATACAAAAGATTACAAGAGAAAGAATATAGTGAAATTATTGATTTATTTTATGGAATTCAAGCAACATTAATATATAAAGATAACGTAGATGCTGAAAATATTGATGAAAAATCTATATTAAGTGTAGCTTCAGAATCATTTTTTATAGTTAATTTACCAATACCAAATAAAAAGAGAAATATTAATATATATGATTGTTTTGATACTTTTACAGAAGTAGAAAAACTAGATGGTGATAATAAATGGTATAATGAAAAAACAAAGAAAAAAGAGAGTGTAAATAAAAAGTGTTGTTTTTGGAAATTACCAAAAATTTTAATAGTTGATTTAAAAAGATTTGATATATATAATTCTAAAAGACAGAATTTAATTGAAGTTCCTCATAAAATAGATTTATCAAAATACATAATTGGATATAAACCTAAAAGTACTATATATGACCTTTATGCAGTGTGTAATCATAGTGGAGTAACACAAGGAGGTCATTATACAGCTAATGTAAAGAATGCGAATGATAAATGGTATAATTATAATGATACATCTGTGACTGCAATCAAAAAAGAAAATGCTGTTACAGCAAAAGCATACTGTTTATTTTTTAGACTTTCTTTGTAATTACAATCCTCCATTCCTTATTATTTTCTCTAATATTTCTTGATAATCATCATCATCTTCATATAATGATTGTGGAACTTTTGTTTTATAAATTTCTCTAGTTTTTTTAAGAGTATTTTGTTGTTTTTTTGTATTTGGATAAATTATTTTTCTATTTTTATTAAATATTACAGTTGAATTTTTAATTATAATTTTAATAGGTCTACTCATTAAATTATATAATAAATATATTTTTATATAATTTTAATTTAAATTAAGTCCCTTGTAATTGGAGATGCTTTTATAGTAAGTGGTTTTAAATTAATAGTTGATACAAATGTTTCTGTGGTACAATCCATATTATTATTAGGGTTATTTGATCTATGTTGAATAGCGTATTGTCTTCTATTTTTTGGTATATTACATACTTCATAAGTCTTCTGTGTATATGAACTATCATAATTATCTATTGCAGTATTTATATTACTTTCATTACCAGAAGCTCCTAGTCTTAAAGTATATACATTTGCATTTTCTTTTATATTTTTTGAATATAAAACTTCTTGATTTCCATTTAATAGAGAAACAGTCGCATTCATTAATGTAGTAGGTGTAATCAATCTGACAACATATAACTCATCATGATTTTTTGATGTATGTAATCCCATTTTAATTGTCTCTTGTTGTACTATTGTTTCATTACTAGCATCAACAACAATATTCAAGTACTGATCGGAAAAATTATTATTTGTTAAAGTTGTTTTAATACTATCTCCACTAGTCATTCCTTCTAAATAATGATCTTCTATATGTTGATCATAAAGTGCACGATGTTCTCTTCTATGAGTAACAGAGGTATCGTGTCCATGATCGTCATAATGATAATCGTAAATAGGTCTTGCATTTCTAAAATTATGTGTGTGTGTACTTGGATCATGGTCGTCGTTATAATGATCATGATCGATAGGTTCTCTATTCGATCCATGTGGTCCATAATGATTATATATGTGATTTCTTCTTTGACGTCTATTATGAATATGAGAATGTCTTCCTCTAGAACCGTGTGAATGATAATAAACATCTTCTGGTAAATTAAAAGTTCGACATGAATCAGGTCTATTACCACTTAAATCACTATTATCATCATTGTTTGTAATAAACCCTGTTGTAACATCAATTGTTGCTTGAGGTGCAATATTAGTTAAACCATTAACAATATAATCATTATTTGTGACATCTGTAGAAGAAGATGTCCCTGTGGATTCCCATACCTGAATTTCTGATAATGATATTCCATCATTACCTGTTGGTGTATTATATTCAATTACTATATATTTAATACCGTCATCAGGAACAGATTGTCTATTACCTAGATCATCATATAGCAATCCATACTTTCTTAGATAATTTTCCCAAACTGGTAATCCATTAGGACATGTTCTAGTATTACCCAAACCGTCACCATAACCTGGTCCACTATGAAGTTGTCTATGAAGTCTACGTAACTGAGCGTTTCTATCAGTATCTGTGTTTGTTGTATTACTATTTGTAAAAAATATATGAGAATATAAATTATAGATATATAATATTAAAATTACAAAAACTACTAATACAGCTCCTGTGATACTTGTAATTACTTGTAATGCTGTCAATACAATTATTATTAAAATAGGAATAAAACTAGCGATTAAACTAATTAAAGTATTATGTAATTGTGCTATTTCATCTTTTTCTTGTTGTGTAGTGTAATTATATTCTTCTAAATTAGTAAACATATATATATATTATAAGTTTAAAAATATATATATAAAATTTCATTTAAATTATTTTTTTTTCTTTCTTGTATATTTACTCTTGTTTTCCAAAATTTTCTTGGTTTTTTTTATTTTTATGTTATTATTATCACTAAGATTTTTATAATTATTCACAAAAAACGATTCATATAAATTATCAGAAATAGTTTTTGGATCATGTAATAATTGATAATCTAAATCTTCATTTATTTCGTCATTCCCTATAAAATAGAAATATGGTATTGCTAAATCGGTTCCTATTAATTTATGATTTATAAAATAATTAAAACTATCTTTTATCTCCATAAATTTAATATACATTTAATTATTTGTAAAATACCTTTTTATTTCAGGTTCAAATTTATATTCTCTTGAATCTTTAATGTGTGTCATAATTCTATCTACTTCATTTGTATTAAACAAATCTCCTAAACATTTTTCTAAAAATTTATAGGTAATAGTAGATTGTGATTTATTTCTAGTAAATTTAATCTTTCCACCTGTAATTTCAACAACATTATCAAATAAGTTTCTTTTTTCTACATATTCATTTATCTTATTTGAATATTCACTTCTTTCTTCTCTGATTTCTTTACATTTTTCATTTAAAAGTTTTAATTTATTATCAAGTGTTACCCAATATTTTATATTGTCAACGAACTCATTTTGTTCAGTCATTTATATTATATAAATTATAATATAAATTATTAATGAATCTATTTCTTAGATTTTTTGACAATTCTACGAGCAAGTTTTCTTTGAGCTCCCCATAATCCAAATGGGACAATAGCAGAACTTATAACACTTCCTAAAAATCCTCCAGTTCTTTTTCTTGTCTTTGTCTTGTGTGGTCCTCCATGAGTACTTCTTTTAGTTCTCTTGTATCCACCTCCCTTTCTCTTGTGTGTTTTTCTTCTTCTTCTTGCACCTCCAGTAAGAGTATTAGATTTTGAGGTAGATCCTAATGCTTTTGATAATTGTTGTGATAATCCTCCAACAGTGTTAGCAACATAACTTGATGCACTTCCACCGAAAAAACTTTTTCTGGTATTTTTGACCATTATATTATATAGTAAGAAAAAATCATTTAATGTCTTGATATAAAAATCTACTACGCAAAAGTAAAATAAAGTTTCCTAAAATAATAAAAAAACTAATTATTACAAAGAACATAGATAACATAATATATGGATAAATATCAACTAATAACATATCTATTATTGGTCTGAACATTTTTTTAATTTGCGACTTAACATCCTCATTTTTTAGAATATCTAATATTTCATTAAAAATGATATTTTTAGTAGAAGTATCCATAATCTAATAAATATAAAAATTATTAATTTATAATGCGTTTGCGTATATTATTTTTAATTTTTATATGATATAAACTATAATGAGTGTTGATTACAAAATATTAGTACCAAATGATAATTTTGATTTTGAAAAACTAAGTTTAGTAAATCCAATAACTTTACAAGGAGGAACATATTTTACAAAACTTTTAAATGATAATAATGAACTTTATATTCAAACTCCAATATGTACAACTAAAAATGGTTTTGTAAAAACAGCAAAAAAAATAACATGCGACATGTTATTTGAAAAAAATAACACTATTTTTATTGAATGGTTTGAGAATTTAGAAAGTTATTGTCAACAATTAATTTTTAGAAAATCGAAGGAATGGTTTCAAGATGAAATAGAATTAGACGATATTGAAAGTGCATGGACAAGTAGTATAAGAAGTTATAAATCAGGAATGTATAATCTAATAAAAACAAGTACAGAGTCTCCAAGAATAACTCATAGTGCTAATAATTTAACAATTTATGATCAACAAGAGAGACAATTGAAAATCGAAGAATATAATCCTGACCATTCTATGGTATGTATATTACAAATACACGGTGTTAAATTTACACAAAAAAGTTTCCAAATATTCATTCAATTAAAGCAAGTTATGGTTTTAAATGATAATATGTTTAATAAATGTCAAATAAGACCTAATATTGAAGTAAAATCCAAGAGAAAAATTTCTTTAAAAGCACATAATGATAACGAAGAAAAAAATGAAGATGATGAAGAAGATGATGAAGAAGATGATAAAAAGAATATTAAATATGATGAACCTGATGACAATAGTGAAATTGAAATAAATACTTATACAAATATAAATAAACAAGATAATTTAGAAAATGAAAAAGAAGTTGATTTAAGTAATGAGAAGGATAATTTAGAAGAAGATCCAATAAATTTAGAAAAAAAAGAGGATTTAGATATTGAACAAGATATTCAAGAAGTGACATTAGATTTAGATAATACAGATAATTTAGAAACAATTCAACTCAAAAAGCCAGATGAAGTATACTTAGAAATATATAATGAAGCTAGAGAAAAAGCAAAAGAAGCAAAAAAACAAGCACTATTATCTTATTTAGAATTAAAAAAAATTAAATCGGAATATCCATCTCTTAATTTTGATGATGATGATGATCTAATGGGAAAAGCTATAGAAGATATAATTAAAAATAATGATTTTAAAAAAGAAGAGGAAGAAGAAATTAGCAAAAATTCATAAATAATAGCAAATTTAAGAAAAATATTTTATCATTACTTTTATATAATGAGCATAACAAGTTCTTTAAAGAAATTTGGTGAAAAAGCAATGAAGTTTGTCTCTGATAATCTTTTAGGAGTTTTTGTCGCTGTTGTATTACTAGCACTAGTAATGAATTATGGATCAATTAGCAACGCTATTAAATCTCCAATGACTAACGGAAACAGTGCTCCTGTTGTAAGCAATGCACCAAAAGCTTCTCAACCTGATAATGAATATCAAACTGTACAAGGAATTAGTACTAGCACTCATGGACTTCCTCCATCATGCATGAAACAATCTACAATGGACCCTAAGGAATTATTACCTAAAGATGCTAACAGTGAATGGGCATCATTAAACCCATCTGGTTCTGGTGAATTAAGTGACGTTAACTTATTGAAATCTGGATATCATATTGGTATTAACACTGTAGGTCAATCTCTTAGAAACGCAAACTTACAAATCAGATCTGAACCACCTAATCCACAAATGAACGTTGGTCCATGGCATCAAACAACAATGGAACCTGATGTTATGCGTGTTCCATTAGAATTAGGACAAGGTTCTCAATAAATATATTGAAAAAATATAAAATATGAATAAAATATATGTCTAATATTAATATTTTAGGATATGTTTTAATATCTGTAATTCTTTTGCTATGTATAAAAATTTATTTAGAATCAGATACTTTTAATTTAAGATGTATAATATCTGAAGTAGATGGAAATAAATACTGTGTTAGAGAAAGATCTAAAATAACTTTGGCTGCTGATTTATTAGCAACTGTTACTCAAAAATTAAAAGACTTAGTTGAACATGTCGGAAATAAATATCCTGATAAAGAAAATGTTAAAAGATTAGTTAATAATTTTAAACCATCTCGTATAAGAGAAACATTACCAACTAGTAAATTAACTGCATATAGCGAAAATAAAGGAGAGAAAATTGCGTTTTGTTTAACTACACAGAAAAATAATAATGATCTAATTGATATTGAAACCTTAACATTTGTTGGAATACATGAATTAGCACATGTAGCTAGTGTTAGTGTAGGTCATAAAGAAGAATTTTGGGAAAACTTTAAATTTTTACTTGAAGAAGCTAAGGCTGCAGGTATTTATGATCCTGTTGATTATAAAAAAAGTCCGAAAGAATATTGTGGTATGACCATTAGTGATAATCCTTACTATGACTTATAATATTTTTTATATATTATTATATAAATATATAATTATATATAGATATATATATGTCTGAAATTTTTAAATTACACTATATGAATGATAATAATATTGAAAAATTAATGATTTTTTGTGGTAATCACAAAGATTATTGTGAAAAACATTTAGATAAAATTTTAAATAATAATACTTATGAACTATTTCAACAAGGCAATATAGAAATTATATACATTGAAGATTATATTCATAAAGACGAAAGTATTGAAGACATCAAATTAAAAATTATGAGTTATGATAATGATATAACTTTTGAAGAAATATATCTTTACTGTTATAATCTAAAACATTTAAATTTCGCAAACATACTTAAGTTAATTGAAAATAATGATAAAAATGAAAATTATATAATAGAAAACTTAAAAAACAATATTGAAGATCAAATATTCAGAAAATATTTAGATTTTCAAAAGAAAGAACCTATAAAAACAAAGGATATTTTGTATATGGAAAACGAAAAAGTATTAGTAAAAACACCTATTGGACAAAAATTTAATATAGAAAACTATATATTATATAACTCTGTATCACCATTCGATATAAAGAGTGAAGAATATATCTTAAATGATAATATTATAAAAACAAATAATAATCTCCTTTTTGAAACTGATATTTATAATAATGACATTTATTTATGTAAATTTTCTAATAAAAATATTAAAAAAGTAACTGAGTTATATTATTTCTATTTGTTCGAAAAAGATATATTTGATCTTGAAACATTATCAAAAAAAAGGATAGAATTAAAAGATAAGGCATATTCTGCAATAATAAATAAAAAAATATATAATGAATCTACTAATGAAATATTTAATAATTATAATGAAAAAACTTTTAAAGAATATGTTCCAAAAATGGGTGTATTATCAATAAAGTTAAAAATTAATTCAGTGAATAATATGTTTGTTCCACTTGATTTAGTCTTTAAAACTTTACATGCTTCGGAAACTTTCCCTTTAATAAAAGTTAATCTAGGAAATAAATTAGAAAAATTATATAGAATTTATAGTACTTATACATCTTATGATGGAAGAAAAATACCATATTTAAAAAAAACTGATATACTAAGAATACAAAGACAAATTGGTAATCACAAAGGACTTACAATATACGTTAACGTAAAGAATAAACCATATTTTATAGAAATTAAAGAAAATGGTGATATTTTGGTTTTATGTGAATTTGAAAAACATGTTGATATTAAAGAATTAGATACTTTATTGCAAGATGGTATAAATAAAATATTACTTGTAATAAAAAATAAATTTGAAAAAAATGGTTATAAGATTAATTTTTTTACAGGAATATTATCAGAAAATGTTACAGTATCAGATTGTAACTTTTTATTTAAATTACAAAATGAAAAAAAATTATCATTCAAACAAATTGAATGTATGGAAAATTTTTTTACTATAAAATCAAATAAAGAATTGATATATAAAAGAATCAAAAATTATAATCAATTAAATAAAATTATGGGATTTCCAATTATTTTTGAAAAAGATAAAAAAGATAAAAATTATTACAATATTGTTATTTATAACATTGATAATATGATGTACATATATTATATTAAAATTTTTTTAAAATCAGTGTTTGATCTTTTGTTGAATAATGATGAGAATAACATAAAAACGGTATTATGTAAAAATAAAAAAGAAGTAATACAACAACCTTTATATTTAAGTGACGAAGAAAAAGAGGAAGATGATGTTGATATTGATAAAGATGATGACGAAGACGAAGACGAAGACGAAGATTTTTTTGATGTAAAGTCAAATAAAGGCTTAGACGAAGAAGACGAACAAGATGAAGAAGAAGATGAAGAAGAAGACGAAGACAACGACGAAGATGAAGACGAAGACAAAGACGAAGACAAAGACGAAGATGAAGACGAAGAAGGAGACGAAAATGAAGATGATGAAAACTTAAGTATACCTAGTTTGGGAAGTTTATCATTAGGATCTGAGTTAGGTGAAAGCTTAGGTGGTGCAAAAAAAGGTGATGAAAGAAATTATGCACAAAATAGAATTCAAAAATACGATAAAAACTTATTTTTAAAATTTAATACAGCAGACAACTTGTATTCTAGAAGTTGTGCAGCTAATGCGAAAAAACAACCAATAATTATATCCAAAGAAGAAAAAGAAATTATAGATAAAAATCATGCTGGATCTTATAGTGAATCTCTTGAATATAGTACTGATCCTAATACACAATACTATTATATATGTCCTAGATATTGGTGTAGTGAAGAAAATATAAGTTTAACCGAAGATCAAGTTAGTAAAAATGGTGACGAAATTACAAGTAAATATTGTTCTGGTAAAGTAATGGAATTTGATGATAAAAAACAACATCATAAAGGAGAAAGTGATTATATTTATAACAATCCTGGATTTAATAAAAATTCATGTATTCCATGTTGTTTTAAAATATCTCAAAAGGCCAAAAATATAGAAGCAAAAAATAAATGTTTAGATGATTACAAGAAAGAAAGAGTGGAAAAACAAGAAGAAGATGATGAAGATAAAGATAAAGATATGGAAGATGAAATTACAAAGGTATCTAAAGAAGAAATAAAGGATCAAGAATTATCATTAGATTATATTCAACAACCAAACAAATTTCCTTTAGAACAAAATAGATTTGGGTATTTACCTTTAAATATACAAAAGTTTATTCAAAACGATTTAAAAAATTGTAGTTTAAAAGGAGATTTTAAGTGTCTTTTAAGAATAGGAACTAATCAAGATAATAATCAATCTTTTATATCTTGTTTGTCTACAATTTATAGTTTTACAGCAAAAGAAGATTCTGTAATATCTAATAGTGAACTAAAGAAAAAAATATATAATTCTGAAAATTTTACACTTGATAATTTTTTAAGTTACATGAATGGAAATTTAGTACAATATTTTTATGATGATAAAAGAAATATAAATATAGCAAATTATATATCTAGTAGTATTTATAAAAAGATAGATACTAAAAATAAAAAACATATGAAATTACTTGAAAGATGTATAAACTCTTTTGAATCATTTAAAACATTTTTAAAATCGGATGATTCAAAAATTAATCATCATTTTATATGGGATATTTTATCACATTCAAAAAATAATTTATTATTTGAAAAGCCTGTAAATCTAGTTATTTTTGAAATAAATGATGATATTGAAAGTAATTATATTGAATTACTATGTCCTAGTAATCATTATTCAAAAAATAATTTTAAAGATGGTTCAGATACTTATATGATAATAAAAAATAAAGATTTATATGAGCCTATATTTTACTGCGAAAGAGAGAAAAGTTCAAAACCAGGAGAAAAATTTAAAATAAATATCTTAACTAGTTTTAGTTCAAGAATACTAAAAAAATTTAATCTAGATGATTTAAAAGTACTAATGAAAAATATTAAAAATATATATTTAAGTGATGATAATTGTGGTGTTTTATCAAGTATACCAAGTAAATATAAATTTAAAGTAACAGAGAAGACATTAAGATATTCGGAGGATATTGTAGATAAATTAATATCTATTAACTATGGTATTACGAAACAAATAATAAACTATAATGGTAAATGTATAGGATTCTTTGTTATAAAAACAAAAAATAATGAAAATAATGAACGAGTTCCAGTAGGAGAATCATTTATGGTACCAATATATCCTAGTTCAATTTTAAAAGATGTAAAGATTATTTTCATAGATGATGAAACATTATTAGGAAAATATACAACAGTAAAGAAAAAATTGTTTGATTTAAATGAAGAATCTTCAAATGAAATACCATGTAAACCAATATCAAAAGTAATAGATAAAGATAATTTTATTGTTGGTATAATAACTGAAACAAAACAATTTATACCTGTTGAACCTAAAGAAGACAAAATAGAAGTAGGAGATTACAATTTGATTAATATTGTTAAATCAAATGATTTATTTAGTGATAAAAATAAAAAGTTATTTTATAGTGACGCAGAATTATTTTTAAGAGAAAAAAATGAAAGAGATAAAAAAACAAATAATTACATAAAAAAAATAAAATTAGAAAATAGGTTTTATGATTGTTTCAGAAATTTTATGAGAATAGAAATAAATAAAATAAGTAATTTATCTACAAAAAAAGAATTATCTGAAATTTTGGAAAATGAAAATCTAAGTAACTCAGAAAAGAAAGATAAAATAAGTGTTATTATAAAAGAATTAAGTAAAGATTTAATAGTATTTCAAGATGATTTTAATGAAGAAAAGATCACAAATATAGATTTGGAGGAAAATGTATGTTTTGACGAAAATAAGAAAAAGATTATAGTACCTTACACTAATTTAATTAGTGAAAAAAACAATGAAAAGATATACTTTGAAAGATTTTATGATGAGGTTATTCGTTATGATTATATAAGAAAATTTGTATTTGATGTAGATAATTACTTAAATTTAGTAAAACAAAATTATAATTTAAAAGATGATGAGTTTATTATTCCTCAAACATTATTAACTTCAAAATATTTTGAAAACTTAAACAAAACAAAGAGTGATTTGAACAAACTATATGATACATCATATCCTCAATTACATATTCCATATAGTAATATATATAAAATGGTGAAAATGGATGTTTCTGAAGAAGATATTTTTGAAGACAGAGAAGAGGATGATAATAAAGTATTCGAAATTCTTAAAGAAAAGAAAAAAATAAATAGATGTCCAAATGGTTTTAGAAGGAATACTTCTGGAGTATGTGTTCCAATAAATAATGAGGAATGGAAAATATATTCTGAAAATGAGAAAGAATTAATTTATGAAAGCATAAAAATACCAGGAAAGAGAGTTTTAATTAATAAATAAAGAATTATATTTAACTTAATCTATTATTAAATATAATTTAAGATGTATTTTAATTAGTTTCATTTTCATTTACAAAATTAATATTATTATGGAATTCCTGAAATTGTCTCATAAAAGTATTATTTTCACTACCTTCTTGACTGTATAAATTTATAATATTGTTTTGAACTGTAGTAAGTAAATCACTTGAAATATTTCTCCCAAGATATTTTATTAATAATTTATTTACAAGATTACATATTTTAGCTTCAACAATTTCATTTAAAGAATTAAAAATATCTTCGGCACTTGTAGCTTCAGTTTCAAGAGATCTAACCCTTAACTGTAAATAATGAGTTAATAAACCATTGCGAATAATATTTGTATGTATAGTATTTATAACATTATTACTAATAACTAATTCTCTTAATTGATCTTCGTTTGTTAGTTCGTCAGTATTATTAAGAGGGTTTCTAAGACTTTCCGTTACATTTGAAAGTTCTTCCGATGCATGAGATAAATCGTCAACAGATATATTATCTATCATAGTAGTAATAGTATCAATACTATTTTCGTTAACAGTTGGAATTGTAGAAGTTTGATATATGGGTGTATCAGGATATACAATGGATGACATTGTAAATGGTGTAGTAGGAGGTGATGTATTAGGTGTAGATGGATTGAATAGTCTTATGATATTTTCATAACTACTAACACTATTAGTATCATCATTATCATCATTATCATCATTATCATCATTATCATCATCACTATCATCTATTTCTGTTGTTACCTCATCATTATTTGAAGTAAAAGCACTATTTTCCATTACTTTATTTTCTGTTATTCTAGGGAAATACGGATCCCATCTAACACAATCATCTTTTACTTCACTAGTTTTAATATATTTTCCAGTTTCATTATTTTTTGTTATATGAATAATGACTCTACCGAATGAAGTGTTATATTTTTTTCTATAATTACAAAAACGTATAATTTGTTGTTGTAATAATCTACCACTCCAATATTTTCTATTTTCATCATGTCCATACTTTGTGTAAAAATACAATTCTAAGTAAGGTTTAAAAATTGATCTAATTTTACATTTTGGAAAATCAGGTGAAAAATAAGGTGGTTGTTTTTTATATGATTTGAAAAGTCTTCTAATCCAAATTTTAATATCAGAATTAGTTAAATTTTTTACATTTAGATTAATCATCAAACTATTCAAAACTCCTTCATTAGCTTTTTTAAAATTTTTAAGTGAAAAATCAGATAAAAAATAATATTCAAATGGTAAAATAGTATTGAAGTTAGTATTTTTATATGCAAAATATATATTATATAAATTATGTATTGAAAAATCTAATCCAGTGTATGGATTTTTTGGAGACTTAGGAGAGAAAAAGAAACTATCATTTGCTAATAATGAAACATTAATACCTTTTAATAAGTCTCTTAGACTATAAGAGTATATTGTATTATTTTCTATTAAATTTATTTTGTGATTTTCATTCAAATCATTTAAGTCATTACCAATTAAATCTTGGTTATAATCGTAATGTTTATAATATTTATGCTTGAATATATTTTTAAATTTAACTAAGGCAAAATAATATTTTTGAATAATACAAAAATTATTAACATATAGTTCTCTATCATACAAAAAAACTTTATAAGGATCTGAATTATAGTAATTATAAAATTCAACAAATTTATTATTATTATTAAAAATAGAAAATTTCCAAAAAATACTATCTGATACAAAACTTCTGTTATCGCATTTTTTATTTTCTAAAATTTTTTCACAAATATAACTGAATAATGTACAAGTCATAAAAATATATACAATATATATTTATATTATATTAAAATATATATTGTTATTGAAAACAAATTAGAAATCAGGAACATATCCATCATCCATTTTAATATTTTTGGTTTTAATATTTGCAGCAGAACTATTTAGTTTCAAATTATCTGTTGAACATTTATCATTTGGATCTTCTCCTACACTCTTGAATGCCTCATCAATAATATCATCATCATTTTCAATCAAATAATCATCTTCATCAACTTCTGTAAATTGGTTTTGATCTAAGAATACTTGAAACATGCTAGTTCCATAATATCCTTCTTGACCACACATAACATTAGCAGATATTCCTCTCATATGATCTAATTCTCCATGTCTGGCAGCTTTCAAAAACATCTCAGGTGTTTCTTCAAATGATGCTTTTGCTAATGCACCAATATCATCATTATTTATACCATGTCTAAATATTGAAGTCATCTTATAATTATATGTCATTCTATCACAGAGCATATTTAAGTGATGTGAATTTAAGTATGTACCATCAAATTCAATAACTTCAATAAATTCATTATATATTGCAGATCTAGCTGCTTCAATACCCAAAACGTTATACATTTCAACAATATTATTTGTAAATGTTTTGTTAACATCAACATAATCTAATCCTAATATATCAATTAAATTTGAGCCTACTGTATCAAGAACCCAAGATTCTTTTGTATCAAATTTATCTTCATTTAATATAACTTCATCTAGTATTTTTCTAATAATTACTTTATCAATATTTTTAACTCCCTTCAAGACAATATTATTTAATAGTGCATCTTGAAAATTTTTAAGTAAGTAAATTTCGTCAGATTGATCTAGGGATTTTTTAACATCTTTTTTCTGTTTCTCTTTTTTCAAAACATTATTCATTCTAATTCTGAATATTAAACGAGAATCGTTATAATCAGAGTAGATGCATGTAACTTCATCTTGATAAACATTTTTGATTGCAAAATGTACATCATCCATTGTAATATTTTTTTCAAACATTATTTCAGGATCTAATTCCATTCTAAATATCCACTTAGATTTTTCTCTAGGTAATGATACTGGTTCTGCTCCACTTTCTGATATCATTTTTTCATAATGATAGTATTGTTCAATAAGTAACTTATCATCTTCTATTAATGTGTTTAAATCATCTGGATCAAATCTAATTTCAACAGATGAAACAATCTTTTCTAAATTAGTATGTTCAATCATACACATAATAGACTGTGCTTTATTTCTATCATACTTATCTACTTCTCTTAAATAAGTTGTAACTGAAGGATTCTTTGGATTATCTGATATAGATAATATTTCTTCAATTCTAGGAACACCTCTGGTAACATTAGATTTAGATGCAACACCTGCAAAATGAAATGTATTCAATGTCATTTGTGTAGTAGGTTCACCTATTGATTGTGCTGCAATCATACCAACCATTTCACCAGGAGAAACAATTGACTTTTTGTATGTAAGTATAATGTAATCCAATAAATATGTCAATGAGGCTCTATTAAAGCGTTTAATTATTAATAATTCTCTTGGAGAAAGATAATAAAAGTACATGATTTCGAATAATTTTGTTGGAGGGTTATAATATATTGATTTCAATTTTTCAAAAGCATTTTCTATCATATCTAATGCCTCTAATGGTGTTAAATCAACTATAGAATTTTTGGATAATTTAAATTGATTTTTAATATTATCTATAATGAAACTAAATGCAACTGGTAAATGGACTTTGTTATTATTTTTATTATTAAAAACGTATTTAACAATGTCACTTCTAACACCAATCATTTTATCTATATATTTTTGAGAGGTAGTATTATATGCGTCTTTTTGTTTTTTAAATTTTCGTTGTGTTTCTTTTGTAAATATAATAGAATTTTCATTAGATATATAATAGTGAACATATATTTCTTCATTTGTCATCTTAACAATTGGTATAGTTTGATTTTCTACAAATACTGTATCTATACCGTCATCACCATAAGTAAATTGAACAATTTTCCCACGATTATTTCTGACAGTTCCATCATATTCTGCTTTTAAATCTTCAAGACCTTTTATCAATCTTCTTTGAATATAACCAGTTGTTGAAGTTTTAACAGCAGTATCAATTAAACCAGTCCTACCACCCATTGCATGAAAGAATAATTCCTCTGGAAGTAAACCTTTAATATAAGATTTTTCAACAAAACCTCTAGCTCCAGGTGAATCATCATATTTTGAAAAGTGTGGTAAAGTTCTGTTATCAAAACCATATGGGATACGTTTACTGTTTATGTTTTGTTGACCTAAACATGATATCATGAATGAAATATTCAAATCTGAACCTTTAGACCCAGATTTAACCATTGTTACAAAACGATTATCTTTACTTAAATTTTTTAATCCAATTTTGCCTGATTCAGCAGTTGCTTTATTTAATATACTATTAACTCTTGTTTCAAATTCTTCATTGTTTGATTTACCAGAGTCATTTTGAAATATACCCAAATGTAATTGATCAATAACATCTTTTACTTCATTAATTTTTCCATTTATTACCTCTTTAATTTTAACACTAGTTTCTTCATTAGAAACTAAATCACTAACACCACAACTAAAAGAGGATACTTTCATGTAATCTGTAATAATATTTTGAAAATTATCAATAAAATTTGATGAAGCCATATTTCCGAAATCATTGCATATTCTATGAAGAATTCCTGATGTACCATTTCCTAGACATCCTTTGTCTAATATACCTCTTTTATATATACCATCATAAATTTCTAATACGTTATTTGATTTTTCGTAATCTTCATCATCATCATATAATTTATTTTTATATTTTAATGTAATAGGAGGTAAAATTTGTGATAATACATCAAAAGAAGTAATTTCTTTGTTAGTAAATATATTTAAATCTATAGATTTACTATTCATCAAAAGATTCATAGCTTCTCTTTTATTAAATTTAACAGTATTTCTAGTAAATTGATAAGATCCTAACTGATTATCCTGAAATATACCAACGATTGGTTTATTATTTGATGGACTTACTAATTGATAAGGTACAGCAGCTAAATTACGAAGTTCTGATTCAGATTCTAAATCTTGAGGCATATGTAAGTTCATTTCATCTCCATCAAAATCAGCATTGTAAGGCTTTGTATCAGCAACATTCATTCTAAAAGTACCACCTTGTTTCATAATTCTTGCAATATGACACATCATACTCATTCTATGTAATGTAGGTTGTCTATTAAAAAGCACTGCATCTCCATCTAACATATGTCTATGAACAATGTCTCCATATTCTAATGAAATAGTTGTTCTATTCAAATATCTTAACGATATACTTTCACCATTTTTCTTTTCTATTATTTTTGCACCTGGCCATTTTTCAGGACCATTTTGAACCAATTTTAATAAAGCTTGTTTATTTCTTGGGTTTACTACTACAGGTTTTGTTAAATTCATAGCAATTGCTAATGGTACACCTAATTCTCTAATAGACAAATTAGGATCAGCTGTAATAACAGAACGTGCACTAAAATCAACACGTTTACCCATTAAATTACCACGAACTCTACCTTGTTTACCATTTAATCTTTCCTTAATAGCTTTTAAGGGTCTTCCTGATCTTTGAGCTACAGAGGATACACCAGGTATTTTATTATCAACCATTGAAGAAACGAAATATTGCAATTGTAATGTCCAATCATCAATAACAGTTTGTGTTGAATTTTGTTCTAATCTTTCTTGCAAAATTTTATTTACTTTTAAAATATTTACTAATATATGTGTAATATCATCTTCGCTCCTTTGTTGGGCATCATGTTTTATAGAAGGTCTTATTGCAGGAGGTGGAACTAACATTGTCTCACATATCATCCATTCTGGTCTAGAAAATTGAGAATCAAAACCCATAAAATCTACATCCTCATCACTAATTCTTTTAAATATTTTTAAAACAGTTTCTGGAATTAACTTAACAACCATATTTTCTTCGGAATCATCATTTGCATTCCATTCTGCAAATATAGTAGCTAAACCATCACGTCTAATTCTATCAGGTTGTTTACAACCACAACCATCTTCACATTCTTCTCCACATCTTTTAATTTTTCCAGAAATTTTTTGAAAAATATTACTCCAACGTTCTTCTCCTGAATATCTTAACAAATATTTATATTTTTCTTTTGATATTAATAATTTACTGCATTTAAAACAAACACAACGTAAAATTTTTAATAATGTACTTAAATATTGTATATAAAATACAGGTCTTGATAACTCAATATGACCATGATATCCTGGTGTATTTATATAATCCAATCCATCAGTAGGACAAATTAATCCAGGTTCTAATACACCCATTCTAGGATCAAATAATCCACCAATAACTGGTTTATTGTTAACATAGGTTTCTTTATTTGTAATTTCAGCCACTGAACCTCTACGTATTTCATCAGGAGATAAAATTCCAAATTTGATACCAATAATTTTTGAAACATTTATATTTCTGTTATCATTACTTGTCATCCTATTATAATTATACTATATTATTTTTATATTATTTTGAAATCATTTTTTTTTGATTTATAAAAAAAAAATTGATTTTAATTTAGAAATATAAATTACTAATATATAAAATGGCAAAAGACACTTCTCCAAAGTCGAACAACATGAACAAGAAAGATAAGAAAGACAAGAAGATCACTGAAAGAGAAGATCTTAAGAAGAAGAAATATGGTGATGGAAACGATGATGATATCGATGAAGAAGAATTCTTAACTTCTGATGAAGAAGAAGAGAATAAAAACATAGTCAAATCCAAAAAGAATTTAAGAAAATTTATTAGTAAGTTATATCCATCTAAATATTCAAAAAAAAAAGCTAAAGATACAAAGTCTGATACTGAAGAAAGTGAGAGTGAAGAGAGTGAAGATAGCGAAGAAAATGATAAAGTTAAAAAGAATGATAAAGTTAAAAAGAATAGTAAAAAGAAAAACAAAAAAAATAAAAAAAGAGTTGTTGAAGATAGTGATAGTGATAGTGATAGTGATGAAGAAGATAATGTTAAAACTCTTCGTAACGGTAGAAAGTTCAACCTAATATTCACAATCGGAGACCCAAGTAAAGTGAATGATGAAGATGATGAATATGATGAAGATGATGATGAATATGAAGAATATTTTGAGGAAGATGATGAATTTTGGACTGAAGATGAAGAAGATTCTGATTATGTAACTGAAAGTGAAAGTGAAGAAGAGAGTGAAGATAGTGAAGACGAAGAGGAAGAAGAAAGTAATAATAAAAAGAAAAAATCAACAAAGAGTAAAGAAAAGATTCTTACTGAAGAAGAATTAGATAAGGAGATTCAAACAGCAAAACAATCTAAGGAGAAACTTCAAGAATTATCAAAAGAGGATGAAAAATCCAAATTTTATAAAAAGATGATTTCAAATGTTGAAAAAGAAATAAAATCTTTTGAAAAAGAAAAGGAAAAGCTATCAAAGAAGGAAAAAAGTAAGAACAATAAAAAGTTTATTGAAAATTTACGTAGTAAAAACGTTATGAATGATGTATCGTTTTTCAGAAAATTATCCGTTAAAGAACAAAATAAAATTTTAGAACAAATGGAAGAAGTTAATAAGATATGTAGACTTGAAAAACCATATCGTTTAACTTTATTGGAATCTGAAATTCCACCTCAATTCAAAGCTGCTGCAATAAAAAAGATTAATATGCTTAGGAATATGGAACCAGGAAGTGGAGAGTTCTATAAAATCAAAAATTGGGTTGATACTTTTATGAAAATACCATTTAACAAATATAATAATATGTCTGTTAAAAAAGAAGATGGTATTGAAAAATCAAGTGCGTTTTTGGAAAATGCCAAAAATAATCTTGATGATGCAGTTTATGGTATGGATGATGCTAAAATGCAGATTATGCAATTTGTAGGTCAATGGATATCAAATCCATCTGCTACAGGTACTGCATTAGCAATCAAAGGTCCAATGGGTACAGGTAAAACAACATTAGTTAAAGAAGGAATTAGTAAAATTCTTGGTAGAGAGTTTGCTTTCATTGCACTCGGAGGTGCAACAGATAGTAGTTTCTTAGAAGGTCATTCTTATACATATGAAGGTGCTGTTTGGGGTCAAATTGTAGAGATTTTGATAAGATGTCAATCAATGAATCCTGTTATATATTTTGATGAGTTAGATAAAGTTAGTGACACACCTAAAGGTGAAGAAATAATTGGAATTCTAACACACTTAACAGATACATCACAGAACTCGCAATTTCACGATAAATATTTTGCAGAGATTGATTTTGATTTAAGTAAATGTTTATTCATATTTAGTTACAACGATGAAAGCAAAGTAAATCCAATTTTACGTGATAGAATGTATCGTATACAAGTTCCAGGATATGATAAAAAACAAAAACAAATTATTTCAACAAAACATCTTATGCCTAAGATAAGATCACAAGTAGATTTTAAAGAAGGTGATATCATAATTCCAGATGAAACTATTGATTACATCGTTGAACAATATACATGTAAAGAAGAAGGTGTTCGTAATCTAAAAAGGTGTTATGAAATTATTCATACAAAATTAAATCTGTATAGATTAATGAAACCAGATACAGAACTATTTGGAAAATCAAACACATTAAAGGTTGAATTTCCATTTACAGTTACAAAAGATGTCGTTCAGAAACTTATTAAAAAGGAAGACAATGGATGGTCAGAGATACAAAGTAGAATGTACTGTTAAATGATAGTTATATAGTTAGATAGTTAGTTAATACTTATTTTTTATTTATTTAAAGACACTAATATAGAATATATATATGAATGTCAATTATCAAAAAAGTAATTGTCCTGAAGGATACCTTGAAGATCTTTATAAATTTATTTCAGATAATCAATTCTTAGATGATGATTGTGATAATTATAATAATTGGGAAGAGAGAAATTTTACAGAATTTATTTTTGACATTGAAAATCCAAATGATAACAAAGATGAAGTTTCATTAAATAAAACTCCATGTATTATGTATTATTGTTATTTTATAAAAGATGACATTCGTAAAATGATAAACCATTTTTTAACTGTTTTCAATAAAAAATATGATGATGATGAGGTAAAGCCTTATATTGATTCTATGAAACAATTAGAAAAAGAATATTCTGATGAAGATATAGGGTTAAGTACATATAGTGAAACAAAAACTGCTGTATATACTATTCTCTGTACACCTAAAGGAGACATACCGTTTGTAATTGATGATGTTGGAGCAAAACTTATTATTAAAAGAGAAGACAATGAAAATATTTGTTTTAGAACATCAGATTATATAGAAAAAATATAAATTATAAAAATTATGTAATAATTATAATTTATTTAAAAATTACCAGATGTTCTATTACCACCACGAGTAGCTAGATGATCTTTCTGTTCTTTGGACAAGCAAGCACAACCAGTAGTTGTACTAACACTGCTGGGGCAACATTCAGGTTTAAATTGAGTTCCTTTAAAAAAATCAAGTTGTCCTTCAGGAAGAGGTATTGGTGTACTTTCGAAATTTGCTTCCACTGGTGCTGCAGTTTTAGCTTGTCCATCACTCCAACTTGAATGAATATCAGATCCCATTTTATAATCTAAAGGTGCACCTTTATCTGATAATTTTTTATTGAGCATCACAAGACCTTCTTGAAAAGAAATTCTTGAACAACCACATATTAAATGACATCCAAGTAAAGCAAATAAAGCTAATGAAATTAATACTGTTTGAAAATGAATTACTATTCCAAACACACTAAATGATTTTTTTCCGAATAATGACAATTCCATATATAAATAATACAGATAATTTATTCTAAATAATGGTCAATTAAATAATCATAATCATATATTTTTAAATTATCAATGTAAAAATAATTTTTGTCAGTAATTAAATGATATAGTTTTTTACAATTTGTATTGTTGTAACTTATCCTACTATTACATTTGCAAATTTGAGAAATTTCTCCTAAACTTTTTTCATATAATATATTTGACGTAGAAACAAGTAATAACGAATCTATTTTTTGAAGTTCAACATTAACTTCACTTCCTTCCAATTCAACTATCCCTAATACTTTAATATTTTTATGTAATGTATCGTTAACATTAATATCTTTTATTTTTTTGGATTCTCCATCACTCAATTTCAAAATAGTATCTCCTTGAAAGCCACCTGCAAAATTTTTGAAAATATTAGAACCTTTATCAAATAGTCCCCTTGGATATATATTACAATTATCTTGTAGTTTTTTAAATCCATATCTATCTAAATCATCATAATCTAAATATAAGTTATATCTAGTTGTAATAGTTTTAGATTTTGTAACTAAATTATATAATATATCATTATCATAATTTATTTTTTCTGAACTAGGATGGTCTTTAACCTTAATCCATTCATTTAAATAGTGTACTCTATGGTTACCAGAAATGCATACATCATTTAACTTATATATATTATTTTTTTCATGTTTTGCTGATAATTTAAATATAGCATAAACATCATCATTATTTTTTAACTTGTCATTTATTTTTATTTCTGATATATTTTTAGTTGATCCATTATTCATTTGTATTTTTGTATTTGGATCAAAACATAACCATCTAGGAACTCTTGGTTTTGGAATTCTTGGTTTTTTAGGTGGGTTTTTTCCAAATAAATCACCCATTACTGGAGGGAACCCTACAGACATCATTACCATAGCTGCTATCAATAAACCTATTAATACTAAAGATACAATAGTTATTGGAAAACCAAAAATACTTATAGCAGCTGCAATAGCTAAAACAGTTAATGCAATTGTAATACCAAACATTATATGATAAATCGCTTTAAATACTGATACTAATGCAAGATACATTCCTAAAGAAGCCATAATAGCACTAGCCATTATACCTAAAATTTTATTAACAAAATCTCTTATAGAAACGAAAAGCTTCTGGAATTCAATGAATAAATTCATAACATTTCCCAATATATCTTCAACAAATTTACTAATATTATCTCTAAATTGACTTAAATAACTTCTTGTACTATCAAGAGAGTCACTCATATCAACCCATATGTCCGTTAAATAATCAAGATTCATCATATAAGGTTGTGTTGTTGCTTCTGCTGTTGTATGTGCTACTTTATCTAAACAACCCTGAAAATTCTTTTTTGTATATTCATTCGGTGTCATGCTACCATCTTTTGGAGGATTAATATATCCTGCTAATGCCATATATTTTGGATCACACCTAACCTCATTCCAATTTTTAGCTAATTCATCTTTACTTTCTTGAATAGTTATATAAACCACTATAAGAAGTGCTATTATTATAATAAATAATGAAAACAACCAATCAGGTCCGTATTTTGAAATATAACTCACATCATATAATTCATCCATTTTTTTAATAAATTTATCCATATAATTTACTTTGATAATTAAAGTTAGTTTATATTTAAAAACGAGGAAATAATTGAATTATAATCCTTAAGTAATACATTTTTTCTATTTTTATTATCATGTGTATTAAAGTTATTATTTTGCGTTATTAATTGATATTTTTTACTAACATGATGCGGTAGAAAAAATTCAATTACTCCAACAACTAAATTATTATTTTCTAAAATATCTCCTGGAATAATTTCACTAATAAATTTATAACGATTATTAGTTGATAATAATAATGTATGACCTTCACATAATTTATCTTCAAAACACCAAAAATTATTTGATGGTCGTGATTTTTTCAATATATATTGAGCTTCTTCTAAACTATTCTCATTCCAATCAACATGATTATATTCTCCAATTTTAATCATACCTTTATCTGTAACAAAATTATAAACATATTCATCTTTATTATTAGGAAGTTTCACAGCATCACTAAATTCTGAAATATCTTTCATATCACTTCCATTGTATATTTTATGTGAATCTGTTACTAAAGTTTCTAAGTTATTTGATTTTATACTGTACATTGGTTTAGTTTTATCATTTAACAATTTCATTTTTCCAAGAACTGTAGTATCATTTAACAATGTATCACCTAGTTTTATCTCAGCCGCTGGTATATACATAACTTCTTTTGTCTCTCTATTTATTGTTGGTATTAGTGATTCTCCATAGAAACAAATTCTAGGAAATCGAATTCTAGGAAATCGAATTCTAGGAACTCTAAACTTACCCACACCCCTTATTGCACCTCCTACAGGTCCTTTCCATAAACTAGTTAATGCTTTTATTGAACCATCTACAAAATACAAAAATGTTACTACAATACCCATAATTTTCAAAAATAAATCCTTTAAAGATATTGTTAATCTTTGGAATTCTACTACGGTATTAACAAACGCACCATAAATAAATTCAACTATTGAAACTATTTTATCTCTCAATGTTGACATGAAACCTCTGACATTTTGTATCGTTCCTTGAAATTGACTTCCTACATCTGTTAGCATAGACATTCCATGATTCACTGGTGTTAACAAATTTTGAGTAAAAGTAGTTTGTGTATTTTGAATACATCCGTAAAAATTATTCATTAAATCATGTCCAAAAAAATCAGCAAAAGGCATAACACTTGGATTACATTTATATTCACCCCAATTATCATTTATATCATCATACATTGTTACAAAAACGGCAAATACATTAAATGCTATAATTAATATAATAATCAATATTGTTAAACTCCAATCTATCAACTTCATATATTATGATTTTAAAAAATTTAATTATAATATACATATTAACGAAATAACATGTTCATCCTCTGATTGCTGAACTTCTTTTTGTAATCTTCCTTAGTTTTATCATATGCATTAGCCAAATCGCGATTCCTATCTGCTACTTCACTGGTAATGGGGCCAGGTAGTGGTCTTACAGGGGTTGGAGATATATCGCCAGTGTCAGGATCAACATAAGGTCCATAGCCAAGACCTTTATCCTTCACTGGAACGAATCCTTCTTCCAAAGGTCCAAAGGCCATATTTCGAACAAATTCATCTTTTCGCCCTTTAACTTTCACTTTAGATCCAGGAAAGGCATGTTTGTCCAATTCTATTTCATCATTAAATATTTGTTTTTTACTTTTTGAAAAAGGCCACCCACGACCTTTTTTCACTCTTGTTTTCCTCCTTTTTGATTTATTACGTCTTTTTGTTTTTCTTCTATTCTTTTTACTTTTACCACATGGTGGGCATTTGCATTTACATCGATGAGTGCATAACTTAACACATTTTCTCCCACACATTTTACAACATCTTCTCTTTTTTGTTACCTTTTTTCTAGCTCCACCTTTTTTAGGGGCCATTCCAACTTCACCATCATATTTTGAATTTTCTTGCATATCTACAGACAATTTTGAAACTTTAGCAAATAAATTATTCTGTTGTTCTGTAGCACCAACAACATTTGGAACGACAGGTCCCCTTTCAGAAGAACCTCCACTCAAATTATTTATTTTATTTTGAATTTTAGAATTATGAATAATTTGCTTTGTAGCACAATCACCAGGTCCACCGCAACCTGACGTTTGATTATATACTGGTTGTTTTAATTTATATTCCATATATATATATTTATATTATTAATTAAACTTAGAAAATAATAATAATAATTATAATATGGACGCCAGAGATAGACTCCAATTACAAAAAATGATTAATGCGAATGATGTTGAAGATCAAACATGTAAAATAAGAGAACTAAAACATAGTCAACTTATTAAAATGGATGTTTCTAAACTTGCTAAATTTGCTTTTGTTTATAAAGATTTAAAAGAAAGTAATCCAGATAAATATCTTGAAATGTGTATTAAAGAATCTAGTTTTCTTTATAATAATTATACTGATATTTTTAATAAAGTAAGAAATGATGAGATGAATCTTGCTATTTTAGGAAAATTTTTAGAAATTTTAAAACAAATTGAAAATGAAGAAATTGATCAACATGAAGGTTCATATGCAGTTGGATTATTACTTAAAGAAATGTACATAGATAGTGCTTTAAAAAAGGCGAATGCATTAAACAAAGATTACGAAAATGAACCTCCTAAAAAACCAGTGACTGATATATCATGGTCTAAATTTAAAAAAATGAATAATTGATTTAAAACTACTACAATAATTAATATATGTCAAAATTAATTATTGTTGAATCACCTGCAAAATGTAAAAAAATAGAATCTTTTCTTGGAAAAGACTATATATGTCTAGCTAGTTATGGTCATATTACCTCACTAAACTCTTTGAAAAATATTAACTTTGATACTTATGATATTGATTTTGATATTATCAAAGAAAAAACTAAAAATATCTCAAAATTAAAAACAACTATGAAAAAGTGTGATGAAGTAATATTAGCAACAGATGACGATAGAGAAGGAGAAGCAATCGCATTTCATTTGTGTAAAGTATTAAACTTAAATATTAAAAATACAAAAAGAATATTATTTAATGAAATTACTAAATCAGCACTTGAAAAGGCAATACAAAATCCAAGTATAATTAATATGGATATTGTACATGCTCAAAACACGAGGCAAATACTAGATTTAATGATTGGATTCAAGTTTTCACCTATACTCTGGGAACAAATTTCAAGAAATAATGAGAATAGTTTATCTGCTGGAAGATGTCAAACACCAGCTTTAAAAATTATATATGAAAATCAAAAGGAATATGATAATCAAGAACCACATGAGGTTTATAGTACTATAGGTTTTTTTACAAGTAAAAATATACCATATGAATTAAATAAAAATATTGAAAATAAAAAAGAGATTGAAGATTTTCTTGAAGAAACTGTTAATTATGATCATATATTAACTAACGAAAGTCCCAAAGATATTATTAAAAATCCACCTATTCCATTAACGACATCCTCTTTGCAGCAACAATGCAGTAATAATTTCCATTGGAGTCCAAAAGAAACGATGAGTATTGCACAAAAATTGTATGAAAATGGATATATTACATATATGAGAACAGATAGTAAAACGTATAGTAAAGAGTTTGTAGAAAAATCAAAAAAATATATATTAGATAAATATGGTAACGATTATTTGAATACAAATATTGATATATTATCTAATAGCAAAATAGTAAAACAAATAAAAAAAGATAAAAAGAAAGTTGAAGCACAAGAAGCACATGAAGCTATTAGACCTACAAAAATCGAACTCTCTACTATTGTTGATTCAAAAATAACAACAAAAGAAAAATCACTATATAAATTTATTAGAAACCATACTTTAAAAACATGTATGAGTCCAGCTATTATTTCCAGAATTACTTCAAATATAACAGCACCATTTAATTACAACTATTTATATAACAGTGATATTATTAAATTTATGGGATGGAAAATTGTTGATAATAAAGAAGAAAATGATGAATACTATAATTATCTTCCTTTACTTAATAATAAAGAAGTAACTTATAATAAAATAAAATCAAAAGTAACTATTAAAAATTTAAAACAACATTTAACAGAAGCAAAACTGATATCAAGTTTAGAAGAAAAAGGTATTGGAAGACCTTCTACTTTTTCAAGTATAGTTGAAAAGAATAAAGAAAGAGGATATATTGAAAAAACGAATGTAAAGGGTTTTGAAAAAGAGTGTAGAGATTATGAACTTGTTGATTGTGAAATTGAAACAATTATTGAGAAAAGAACATTTAATAACGAAAACAATAAATTAGTTATTAAACCATTAGGTATAATAGTTTTTGAAACTCTTAATAAATTTTTCCCTGATATTTTTAATTATGAATATACAGGAGAAATGGAAACAATTCTAGATGAGATATCAAAGGGTAATAAAGATTATAAAATATCATGTAATGAATTCAAAAATAATATTGATAATTTATTAGTAGAATATAAAAGGAATAAGCCAAATAAAAAATCATATAAGATAGATGATAATAATGAATTTATGTTTGGAAAATATGGTCCAGTGATTAAATGTAATATTGATGGAGAAATAACTTTTAAACCATGTAAAAAAGATATTAGTATGGAAAAATTAGAAAATGGTGAATATACAATTGAAGAAATAATAGAAAAAGGTAATAATGAACGTAATTTGGGAAAATTAAAGGATAAAGATATTATCTTAAAAAATGGAAAATATGGTCCATATATTAGTTATGATGATAAAAATATTGCTGTAAAGGGTATTGATAAAAGTTTAGATAAAATAAACATAGCTGATGTAATTGATTTAATTAACACAGGATCGACAAGTAGTAGTATACGTAAAATTAATGATGATTATGAAATAAAAAAAGGGAAAAACAATAAGTCAGACTACATAATGTATAAAACAAAATATATGAAAAAACCTCAATTTATTAGTTTAACAAAATTTGTTGGTGATTATAAAACATGTTGTATTGAAGATTTACTTAATTATATAGAAAATAATAAAAAATAAATAAAATATGAATAGAATATATTATGGATCAACAACTGAGTACAGATTTAAATGATGTAAAATTGCCCAAAAGACCATCTACATTTATTTCAATATTTATTATGATATCTTTATTAGCTGGATTTGTATTAAACTTTGTATCATATGCCAAAATAGGTGTTAAGGGATATCAGAATGAATATTTACATGTAGGAATGACGGCAGCATTTTTCATATTTATTATTTCTCAAAATTTAAGCAAGAAGGGTGAATGGAATGGAGGTGTATTAAATTTTTTATTCAAAATGCTTAGTTATAAGAACGCATCTTATTTAATATTTATAGGTGGTTTAGGTTATACTGCATATATTGAATACAATAGTGGACCTCGTTTAGCAAAAACTGTAAAAGATGATATGGGTCAACAGGTAACACAAGAAAAAGTTTTATATGATACATATAATGATTATTTTGTTTTCAAATTATTAGCTGATATTTTTCTATTTATTATGTTTCTTTTTATTTTAGCTTTTACATTAGATAATTATAAGCCTGGAATTGTTTTTGATCATGTTAACGATAGAAACATGAAAAATTATTTAATTGGGTTTGGATATATTGTTTTTACTATTTTACATTTTGTATTTCAAAGTTTAAGAGAAGAGATACTTAAAAACTTTTTAACAGATGGATTTCAACAAATTCCAAAAAAATTAATGAAATTTCTTAAGAAATGAGTAAAGATATGTTTAATTATATATTTCCAATATATAATGAAATTATTTAAAGATAATTATATTCCACCTGGTGATCTGAAGTCTGGCGAATATTGTGTTAATAAATCATATAACAAAATTTCGGATGATTCATTTAAATCTATAGAAAAATTAAATTATAAAAAAACATTAGATATTGGATGTGGTGCTGGTAGATTAGCAAATGGATTTTTATTAAATAATGCAAATTTAGATTATTATGTAGGAATAGATGTTAAAAAAAAATGTATAGATTTTTGTATTAAAAATTTTACAAATGTAGATAAACGGTTTAATTTTTATCATATTATGATGTATAATGCTAGATATAATAAAATAGAAAATCAAAAACCTACTGATAATCTTTTTGAAAGTATAGATCCTTTTAACCAAACATATACTTTAATTCATTTATATTCAGTATTTTCTCATTTATGCCCAACAGATGTTATTTTTTATTTAAGTAAAATTAGAAGTTGTTTAGAAAAAGAGGGACATGTTTATATAACTGTATTTGTAGAAGAAGATTTTGATAAAGATTACGAAGAAAATCCACCACATAAAAATCTTACATCTGGTAGGTTACATTGTTGTTTATATAATAAAGCATATTTTGAATCATTACTACTAGATCATGGTTTTAAAATCATTATTAACAGTTTAGAAGTAAATTCTGAATATCATCCAACCACTAAAGATGGTCAAACTTTGTACATTTTAACAATTGATTAAAATGTGTAACAAAATTATCAATTATGATACGCTCAATTTTTTTACTGATTCTAAACATTTAAATAAATTCTCTCTTTCAATATTACATTTTGAATATAATTTATTATTTGTTATATTATTTGTTAATTTATAAATACAATCATTATATTCGTTATGCAACTTTTCACAAGGTTTAGTTTTTAATTGTGGTCTTCTTTTTGTTAAATGAACCATTTACTTTATATTATTAAAAATTATTAATAATATAAATTTAATATAAATTATTATACTGTTATATTATTTATATCAATAAATTTAAATGTTAAACCATAAGTATCATCTGATTCCCAAATCCCAGATATTTTTAAAACAATCCTAAAACATTCATAATTATCCTTTAAATCATCTGTTGAAAAAAATTTTATGTGTTTCTCATTAAGTAAATCGTTTATTTGGTAAATTGGTTTTTTATCCTTAACGTTTAATCTACCTAATACTGACCTTTCTATATCCCTCATTTTTATAATTTCTTGTTGATTCATATTTACATTATTAATGTAACATTTATATTTATTGTAATATTTTTTTATTACTGCACTTTGAATAGCTATCATGAAATGTAAACTATTTAATGAAAAATTATCGGGAGTATATACTAACCGTCTAAAGACACCATTTTCGACAATAGTATTTTTTATTGATTCACTAAAGAAAACATTATTAGGGTCATATGTATTATAATTTATAAGAATATTCATGTATCACTATATTATCATTATATATTAATTATTTTTTATGTAATTATAAAATTATTTATATTTAAAATCATTATAATTAAAATACTATTTATTGTGACAAATATGATTTAGTATTCTTAAAATGTATATAAAGTTTTCTCTCTTATCATGTATAATGACTAGTACAAAAAAGGATAAAGATGGAGGAATATTTAAATTGTATTTTGATCTCACAGATAAATATAAAAAAGAATATGGAGAGAATACTGTTGTACTATTACAAGTTGGTAGTTTTTATGAAATATATGGATTGAGAGATGAAGATGGAACATTCACAGATAGTAAAATTACAGAAGTATCTAATGCTTGTCATATGAATATCAAACCCAAACATTTAAAATATGATAATAAAGATGTATTTATGGCTGGCTTTCCAGACAAAGAACTTGTTGTTGAAAAATTTTTACATCATATTAACGAAATCGGATACACATCTGTCATGTGGTCTCAAAATGAAAAAGATCCTACTGTTAGAACTTTTAATAAAGTTGTTAGTCCAGGAACATACTTTTCAAACAATGATATTAAAATATCAAATAATATATGTTGTATATGGATTGAATTAACAAAACCCAGTAAGAAAAAAAATCAAATAATGTATTGTGGTATTTCAAATTTTAACAACATCACTGGTGACACTATGTTATATGAATACCAAATTAATTATTCAAAATCACATACAATTTACGATGAACTACAAAGATTTATATCTATAAAAAATCCAAGTGAAGTAATTATTATATCTAGTTTTTCAAATGAAGAAGTTGAAAAAATTATTCAATACTCTAATATAAATACAAATGCCATTCATATTCTTAATGATAAGGAAAAAGTAATTAATAAATGTTGTCAACAAATATATCAACATGAAACATTTGAAAAATATTTTAAAACAGATATAATTAATGATGATAAAATTATGTTAAACACTACTGCTTTACAATCACTTACATATTTATTAGACTTTATATATAAACACAGTCCTAATTTAACAAAAAATATTAATTATCCTACATTTGATAACAATGAAAATGATCTAATTTTAGCAAATCATACTCTTCAACAACTTAATATTATACCAGATAACAACTATACAGGGCGTATGTCTTCTCTCATGAATTTATTGAACTATTGTAAAACATCTATCGGAAAGAGAAAGTATGAGTATGATTTTACACATCCTACATCCAACATCGACTTTTTGAAGAGAGAATATGATATGACTGAATATCTATTAAACAACTATAATACAGTTGATTTTATTAGAAATAATTTTAACATTCATGACTTAGCTTATCTATTAAGAAAATCAATAATGAAAAAAATATCTCCTTTAGAAATTTGTTTCTTTTTAAAAACTATACAAATTATACAAAAAATTTATAAAAATATTATTATCTCAAATGAATTTTCTGATTATATTAATTCAAAAATAAAAATAAATATTGAAAACGAAACACAAATAATTATTGATAAAATTTTATCAACATATCTTATTGATATTTGCGAAACTATCGAAAGTTATGATATTGAAGAAAATATTTTTATTGAATCGTATGACACAGTACTTGATGAATACGTTAATGAATATAAACAACATTGGGATACTATGGAAGAAATAAGAAGTGGATTTGATAGTGCTATTAAGGGTCAAGAAAAAAAACCTACATCAAATGAATATGTTAGAATTGAAAACACTGAAAAAAAAGGATATTGTCTTATTACTACTAAAACAAGATCAGGTAAATTAACCAATGCTATTTCGAATAATTCACTCTCTACACATGAAGACAAAAAATGTATAAATGGAACATATATTGATAATAAATACTTAAATAATCTAACTTTTTTACCTTCTACACAAAATAACGTTATAATTGAAAATCCAAATATTAAAGAAGTTTTTGAAAAAATTAATTATTTAAAAAAACTAATAAAGGAACGAGTTAACCAATTGCATATTGAATTTTTGGATTTTTTTAAAGATAATCAAGATAAATTTAACACCATTATTACATTTGTTGAAATGATTGATAATATTCAAAATAAGGCATATATTGCAAATAAATATAATTATTCAAAACCTCAAGTTCTCTCACTTCTCTCTTCGCCTTCATTTGTAAGTGTAAAAGATCTCCGTCATCCGCTTATTGAAAACATTCATCATGAGGAGTATGTAACCAACGATCTTGAGATTGGAAGAGAGAAATCTGGTATATTACTTTATGGTACTAACGCTGTTGGAAAAACTAGTTTAATTAGAGCACTTGGTATGAGTGTAATTATGGCTCAATGTGGATACTATGTCCCTGCTAGTTATTTTGAATTTATACCTTATAAAAAGATATTTTCAAGAATATTAAACAATGACAATTTATTTAAAGGATTATCTACATTTGCTGTTGAAATGTCAGAGCTTAATGTCATATTAAAATATTGTGATAAAAATAGTTTAATATTAGGAGACGAACTATGTTCTGGTACTGAAATGGATTCTGCGAAAGCAATATTTGTATCAGGACTAGAAACAATACATGAAGCAAATTCATCATTTATGTTTGCAACACATTTACACGAAATAGCCAATTATGAAGAAATTGAAAAGTTAGATAGATTATCTATGAAACACATGACAGTACAATATGATTATGAAAAAGATTCTCTCATTTATGATAGAAAATTAAAAGAGGGTCCTGGAGAAAGTATGTATGGTTTAGAAGTATGTAAATCACTTAACATGCCTTCTCAATTTTTAGAAAAGGCATATATATTAAGAGACAAATATAATGATACTGTTAGTATTTTAGACTCAAGTAAATCAAGGTATAATTCTAAGAAATTAGTTACTATGTGTGAAATATGTAACAAAAAACCTGCTGTTGAAACACATCATAAAAAACAACAAAAAGACGCAAACCAAATGGGATATATAGGTACTATGCATAAAGATCATATTTCTAATTTAGTAGCCATTTGCGAATCTTGCCATAAAAAAGAACATAAAAATAATATAATATTTATATAAAATAGTTTTATGGCAGATGAGATGTCAGAAGTTAAACAATCAAAATACGAATATATGTTGTATTATGATTTAAAAAATCTTATGGCAATTGTTGGTACAATAAAATTTTTTGAAAAAAATACAAGAATTGCATTACAAACAGATCCAGCATATAGTACAAAAAAAGACAATATTGATACATTCTATAATTATAGAGATAGAGTATTGACTAGTCATTTAGAAAATCCAAGACAAAACAATCATATCGTTCCCCAAAATGTTTTAGATCTTGTTAATAACATTATCTCTACGTCTATTAAAAAAAATAAATATCTTAATGCAGATACTACAATAGATAAAATCTATAAAGTTACTATAGATTTGTTATTTGATTTAATTGCTAATTATCAAAAATTTCCTAATCTTGTAAAAGAGTTTCGAAGAGTTAACAAAAATAATTTATCGGAAGAAGATACAGCAAAATATATATCAAATGCTATTGAAATGACAATTGACATTTTCGATAAAGAACCTTTCCATTTGATTCGCTCCATAGAAAGAAATTATTCTCAACAATACCGTAATAATATAAGATACAATTTCTATAATGCTATGATATTGTATCTATCCGAGTATAAACATAGATTTAGTCCAGAATATTATTTTAAAAATATTAAGTTAATAAATTTTATATGTAAATCATTCAGTAGAAATCGAATAAAAGGTATTGATATTGATACATATAATAATTTTGCAAATGTCATTAAATTTTTTCTTAATAACCAACTCACCGATGAAAGGTCAACTATAATGATTAATGAAAAAGATATGTTTATTAACTCAACTTTATTAACTCCATTAGGAAAACCACATATTAGTAAAAACTTTTTAGATTGTGCTATTAGAATTTCTGAATATGACGATACAAATTTATATAAATTACAAAAACAATCTAAACCTTTACCTAAACCTCTCAACCTATCTACTCTCAACCTATCTACCAGTAATCCATCTGTTCAGCCTTCTTCACAACCTACAGCGCAACCAACGGGTCGTCCATCAAAAACTATCAAATTAAAAATTACAGATTATACAAATAGTAGAAATACTTTAGTTAAAGTATATAGTGAAATGGAAGTAAGTCTTAACGACACTATTGAAAAAGTAAAAGAAGATTATAAAAAATTAGCAAATATAAACGATTCAATTATACGTTATGATTTAAAATACATTAAATTTTCGACTGATATGGGATATGAATTGGAATCTGGAAAAAAAGTTCGTGATTATAAAGAATTACTTGAAAGAAATAATAATATTTATATACCTAGAAACGGTCTTATCTCTTAAGCTTTGATGTGGGTGAAGAAAATTTAGAAATAAAAGGTGAATTATAGATTAATATATAATATTATAATATTATATACATGCGTTATAGAACAATAAAAAATATTAAAAAAAAAAGAAAAATTGGTGGAGGAAATTTTTTAAGTAATCCTATAAAAGAAAGCATTGATTCACTTAGGAATCATTTAGATAGTAATGTAAAGGTTCCAACCGGTAGTCGTAGTTCTCCTGGAAAAAGAAATATACCAGATATACTTATGAACGAAGTTGTAACAGCTTCTCCAGCTGTTACATTACCTTCTTATTTAACAAGAAAAGAAAGAAAAAATCCAGCTAATAGAAGAATAAAAGGTGGAGGAAATACTCCAAGTGAATCAATTAAACATTCATCATATGATATTGAAAATCAGAAACATAGGCCACTTAAAAGTAAATTTTTTACAAGATCACCATTTTCTGATTCATCAAGTAGTTCATCCAGTGAAAGTTCTAGTAGTTTAGGTAGTACTGAATCATTCAAAGATACCCCCGAAGTTAAGTCGCTTATAGAAAAAATGTCTCAAGGTGTTCATAATGTTTTTGGAATAGGAAATTTAAATAAAACAAAAAAAAGTATAGATAATATGACTGATCAAGTAGCAAAATTACATAAAGATTTAAAAGATGCAGACGTAAAAGAGTTTGAAGAGAGAGAGAAAGTAGGACTTACTTTTGGAGGTAAAAGAAGAAAATTAAGAAAAAGAAGAAGAACAAGAAAAAGAGGTGGGGATGAATTATATATGTCAAGTGGAGACATAGCGAGACGTCCTGTACAGCAAGTAGCATCAAGAAGATCACCTACACCACTGGAGGCTTCAAAGGCAGCATACATAGCTAGTAATAAAATCACTGGTCCTGTAGAAAAAAAGAAAAGAACAATGGGTAAACATTATGACTTCTCAAGCGGATTCAAACAAGATGGTAATAGAGCAATAGTTGGTGGAAAGAAGAGAAGAACAAGAAAAAACAGAAGACTTGGTGGTACAACACCACCAGCAAAAGAAGTAAAACCTCCAAGTATCTCTCCAACTAGACCAGAAGATAAAAGAACTAATAATGCTCCTCAATATCCAGATGGTCATGGTCCAAATATGAACTTAATGGGTGCATTTAATGCTGTTGCTTAAACCTTATTATATTATAAATAAAATGTATTTATAATATATGTCTAGAAATACTAAAAGCAGTAGTACCATTCCTGAAGATGAAGAAGCACATAAATTATCATTCTCATCAATGTCTTCATCATCAAGTGAGCAATCATCAAGAAAACCATCATCGAGAGAACCAAGTATTTCAAGTTTATCAGTGAGTAGTAATAAAGAAAGAAAGAAAATTACTGAAAAATTTAAAAAAGAACAAGAAGAATGGAGAGAGAAGCAAGAAAAGGAATTAATATTTAGAGAAGGAAATGAAATTCAAGATAGATTACATAAAGCAAGAAAAAAATTTAAACAAATAGCAAAAGAAACAAGGGGAATGATAGATGAAATTAGGAATGTTTATCATGCTAAGAGACCAAAAAATGATGGTTATGATGGTGAGGATGAAGAAACTTCTATTTTTAATAGAAGAAAAAAAAGAAGAACGAAACAAAATAAAAAAGGTGGAAAGAAAAAAACAAAAAAGAGAAAAATAATTAAAAAAAAAGATATATTTAAATATTTACCTGACTCAATCGAGTATCACCGAAAGAATTATAAGTAGGCACTTCAATATATGTATTCTCATTTTCAAAAGTTTTATCATTTAATAAAGTATTAATTACAATCATTGCTGCTCCCTGTGATGATATAAGAGATATAATAGCAATGTCACATTGAGAAACAGTAACTGCAATTTTTAATAATTGTTTGAATACTTGAATAAAAAACATTATATTTGAATAAAGTTCTAACTCGAATCTTGTAAAATCATGAATGTTTGATTTATATGGATTGTAAGTACTAAATGTTATAAGAGGATTTGCAAACTCATTCAAAAAAACTTCACATACATTAAAACTAATTATAAAAGAACAAAGTGAAAAATACTTAACGGGTGTATCTATAGTTATAGAAACAAAATGAAAACTTCTAGACCAACCATAATTTAAATAAGAAGATTGGTCGTTATAAAAAAAAAATGAAAATACACATATTAAAAATAAAAACATATTAATAAATATTGTTGTTTTCAAAACAACTTTTTTATCCATTAACATATAATATATATTATTTTTAATAAGTAATATTTAAAAATTATTAATAAGTTATATTATTATGAAATTTCTAGAAAGTACTTTTGAAGAATATATAAATTCATGTAAGAAAGATAATTTGCATAGTGATATAAATAAGTTATTTGAAAAGTATCCAGAAAATATAGATGATATTAATAATATGATAATTTATGGTCCTTCAGGTAGTGGAAAATACACACAATCATTATCATTTATATCTAGATATAGTCCAAGTAATCTAAAATATGAAAAAAAGATTTGTGTCGTTTTTAATAAACAAAATTATTATTATAAAATTAGTGATGTTCACATAGAAATAGATATGTCTCTTCTTGGATGTAACGCAAAATTATTATGGCATGATATATTTACAAATTTTCTTGATGTAATAAATATAAATAAGTCTAAGACAAAAATAATATTATGTAAAAATTTTCATAGTATAAATAATGAATTACTTGAAATATTTTATAGTTATATGCAACAATCAATGAAATACAAATTAAAATATGTAATAATAACAGAACATATAAGCTTTATACCTGACAATATAGTAACATGTAGTGAAATAATAAGTATATCAAAACCATCAAAAAGCAAGTATGCAAAAATTTCAAAAAATAAAAATATTGAAAGTACCGAAGAAATAAATAACATAAAAGGATTGATAAAAAAGATACCTCAAATATCAAAATATAAAAAAGTAGCTGATACTATACTTGAGGATATGTATAATATAGATAATTTGAAATATACTACTTTTAGAGATAAAATATATAACATATTTATTTATAATATAGAGATTGAAGATGTAATTTGGTATATTGTAAAAGACTTAATAAATAAAGAAAAAATAAAAGAAAATGATGTTTACGAAGTAATAAAAAAAATGTACATATTTTTCAAGTATTATAATAACAATTATAGACCAATATACCATGTAGAAAATATACTTTATTATTTATTAAATAAAATTTATAACTTAGAGGTAAATTAATAAAACAAATATGAATGATATAAAAGCATTGTCTATTTTGGAGATAGACAATATAAGTGAATACAATTTAGAAAGTTTAAAAAAACAATATAAAAAAATATCTTTAAAAAAACATCCTGATAAACCAAATGGTGACAAAGATAAATTCATAGAATTAACAGAAGCATATGAATATATATTAAATAATAATTTTTTTGATAAAAATGAAAGTGATGATAATGATATTTTTAAACTATTTACAAAAATTGTTTCACTTGGAAAAAATATAAACGAAAAATCCAAAATAAAAGAGAAACTAATCACTATAATAAATAATATATCTTCAAAGTTATTAGATAACATAGATCGTGATAATTTAATATTTTTAATGCAAATCATAGAAAAATATAAAGATATTATTTTAGATAATGAAGTATATGAAGAGATAAAAAAATGTATAAAAGAAAAAATGGAAAATATAGAAATATACCAATTAAATCCATCAATAAATGATTTATTCTTAGATAATATTTATAGTTTAAATGTAGATAATGAAACTATATATGTTCCTCTTTGGCACAATGAATTAATATATGAAATAAATAAAAAAACAATAATTGTTCAAATTATTCCTGATATATCCGATAATTGTTACATTGATGATAAAAATAACGTATATTTTTATTATAATATTAAACTTAATAGTGAATTATTAGACAAAGATACTATCGATATAAAAATTGATTCATTTCATTTTCCATTAAAGATAGAGGAATTAAAGGTTAAGAGAAATCAAACAATAACATTTAATAACAAGGGGATTTCTAAAATAAACAACAAAGATACATATGATAATTCGATTAAAAGTAATTTAAATTTAAATATATCATTTATATAATAATGGATTATTCACTCAATACAATAAATTTAGAAAAAAAAATTAGATTCTATTGTGGAGACGATATAAAAGTAGTAGAAAGAATACCTGAAAATTTAATAAATGAATTATGGTGGAGTGAAAAACATCAAAACAAAGCCACAAAAGAAGCAATAAATGAAATACAAATTCTAGTTAAATTACTAAATATAACTACAGTAGAAGCGAAAGAAAAGTTATTTGGTTTAGAATCTATTCGTAATTAATATAATTTATAAATATTTTATACTATAAAAATGGAAAAAAAACACATAGAAGAATATTTGAAAAATTATTCTAAGGAACAAGAGTGGAAAGGAGCATATTCTAAAATATATTTAATTACAATTGATGGTGAAAAAATGATAATAAAACAATTCAATCGTAACGACTATTATCAAACTGAAAAAAAAGTTTTAATAAAATTGCAACATTGCGAAGATTGTTTTCCCAAAATAAAATATTATGATGATAATAGTAAAACAGTTATAACGAAATATGTAGGTGAAAATATATCAAATATTTTTAAAAAAAATCCAGAATTTAATTTAGCAGACTATGAAGAAAAAATATATGAATGTAATCAAAAAATTAAAAGGGCTGGATTCTATCACAACGACTGTAATACGAAAAATTTGTGTATAGATGATGAAGGTGTTTTAAGATTTATAGATTTTGAATGCTGTCACCCAAATCATTTAAATCACAAAAAAGATTATGGTCCATTTGCATATAGAAATTGGAAAAATATATATAGACCATATGAGGATCAAAAAGAAAAAATAGCTATTTGGGATGAAAAATATGATATGGCTTTCTGGTATTGTCGGGACCCGATGTATGTACACCACCCCCGCGCTAAAGAGGGGCGTAATAGAAAAAATTAAAATAAAATTAATAATATATTAATGGAAAAAAAGTTATCAGAATATTTAAATAAATCACCTCATGAAAAAGATTTTCATGGGTCGTATTGTAAAATATTTTTAACTACAATTGATGGTGAAAAAATGATAATAAAACAATCCAGACATAAAGAATATTATGAAAATGAAAAAAATTTTTTGATAAAAATGCAACATTTGGAAGAGTGTTTTCCACAATTAAAATATTACGATAATAATAGTAAAACACTTATAATGAAATATGTAGGTGAAAATATAGCAAATATTTTTAAAAAAAATCCAGAATTTAATTTAGCAGACTATGAAGAAAAAATATATGAATGTAATCAAAAAATTAAAAGGTCTGCATTCTATCACAACGATATTAAACCGCAGAACATATGTATAGACGATAAAGGTATTTTAAGATTTATAGATTTTGAAAAATGTACACGAATTCTTGGTGAATTCAAACATAATAGAGGTCCATTTGCATATAGAGAATGGGAATGTTACAGACCTGATAAAAAGCATAAAGAAAATATACCTATTTTGGATAAAAAATTTTCGATGCGTTATTGGTTTCCAAAATTCTATAAATAAAAAAATATAATAACTAAATAGTAAATTTATTTATTATATGATATAATATTTATGCTGTTGCAACAGGTGCCTTCTTTTTAACAACACGCTTTTTTGGTTTTGTTTCTTCAACTGGTGGTGGAGGTGGAACAACTTCCTCTTCCTCATCTTCTTCTTGATCTTCATCATCTACTTCAGTTTCCTCCTCGACACCATCATCTTCAACTTCTGTAGACATTACTTGTTGACTGTCTTCAGCGTCATCTTGAGTAGAAGGCTCCTTTTCAAGAATAGCTAGTTCATCTTCATCCAAGGTAATATGACACTTACCTTGAAGACTTTCCTTTGGTTTTACTGCACATTGAACCAATCTCCAAGTTACACCACATTTTCCACCAGTAATCCAAATACCACCACATTCAATAACACAAGCACAATTGCATCCCTTTAATATAAAGTTCCTTGGATCTCTTCCATCTTCAGGTGGAGAATCTGGATTAAATAGACATTTACCAGTTTGATCATAAATTTCACAAGCCCATTTATCGTCATAACGAGGTGTCTTAATAGAAAGTGTTGGTGACTTTGTATGATCAGGTTCACCATCTGTTTTCGGATATTTTAACATAGGAGTCCAAAGAGCATCCAAAACAGCAGCTGACATATCTTTCTTTCCAAGCCATTCTTTAGAATTAACAATAACATCAGACTTTAACTTGTCTTCAAAAGCCTTTAACTGATCAAGAAAAGTCTTAGTTTTAGGTGTTAGAAAATCATTTCCTGGAAATTGAAGCGAAAACTGAAATTTTTCATTTCCTTCATAATCACTAAGACCCCAGGTCAACATTAGAGGAGTTTTAATTACAACTTTCTTTCCTAATTTTGAATTTTGAATACCAACAGACTTTCCTCCAGCACTGTTAACTTTAACAGGTTGGTACTTGAAAGCAGTCTGAATGTTTACGGAGTTAATATCGGTTATCATCTGATTACTTGACATGTTTTATGATTTAATATATGGTCATCTCTTTAAATCAATTTTTTTTATAATTAGACTATAAATCAAGTATAATACTAATTTATTTATTTTATTTTTATAATAATATAAAACTAAATATTTACATATTATATATTAAACATGTTTCGTAAAAATTCTGCTGATCTAACAGATAATTATAATTTCAATGAAAATGTTATAATATCAAATCCTAAGATCAAAGATGAAAGTAAAAAGAAAAGAAAAAATAACATAAACAAAGTTAATAATGACGATTTTTTTATTCCTGAAATAAAACAATATGAGTGTGTAAATATATTACAATTCAACGTTAAACAATTAAAGGATATTTGTAAACATTATAAACAAAAGCAAAGTGGTAACAAGAATGAGATTAAGAAAAGAATATATAATTTCTTGAGAGAAACATATTTTGTAACAAAGATACAAAGTTTATTTAGAAGAAAATTTTATAATCTTTATAAATTTGTAAAAGGTACTGCTTGTTTTAATAGATCTATTTGTGTAAATGAAACCGATTTTATAACTCTTGAAAAATTATCAGAAATTCCATATTATTCATTTTTCAGCTATGAAAATGGAAATGAAACTTATGGATTTCACATTGCTTCTATATTTCATTACATTAAAAAATCACAAAGACAAAATAATAGTAATGTTGTAATTCATAATCCTTATAATAGAAGTATAATCCCTAATTCTGTAATTAGAAAAATAAATAATTTTATAAAATATAGCAAAGCATTAAAATATCCAATTATTCTTGAAACTGAAAAAGATGATGTAATTTTTAATGAGGAAGAAATAATTAGAAATAAAACTTTAGAATTATTTCAGTATATGGATTCTCTAGGTAATTATACAAACCCAAATTGGTTTTTTAATTTAGATATAAGAAGTTTAATGAGGTATTTAAGAGAATTACATGATATTTGGGAATATAGAGCACAATTATCAGATGAAGTAAAAAAGTCCATTCATTATCCTAATGGAACTCCATTTCAAAATATTCATACTTTAGGTAGAATACAAAATAATAATATTAATATTTTAAGAAAAACAATTCTTATGATAATTGAAAATTTTATTACAAAAGGGGTAAATGATGAAAGTAAATCTTTAGGATGTTTTTATGTTTTAGGCGCATTTACTTTAGTAAATCATGAAGCAGCTTCTGCTTTACCGTGGTTATATGAATCCGTTCATTATATTCAAATTTAATTCGTATATATTATAAAATTTTATATATATTTATAATATATTTTTTATTATACCATAATAGGTAAGAAAAGTATTGAATAATTAAATAAATATATATTAACCCCCAAAACAACTTAAAAGGTTGTCACTATAGAATAGTATAATGGTCAAGAAAGCCGAAACCACACCTGCTCCTAAAACTGCCGCAAAAAAGACTGTCGCTAAGAAGAAGTCCTCCCCAACCGAAACTCCTGTAGAAGTTGTTGAAGTTAAGTCCTCAAACGCTATTGTTTCCGATGCTCCTGTCTTAAAAGATGGTGAGGAAGATGGAAGAACTGTCGCTGATGATTTCAGTGAATTCATGGGTAAGATGCAAGGACTAGCATCCCAATTTTCATCTCTTCGTAACGAGTTCCGTGCCCTAGAGAAGAAGGCTATGCGTGAACTAAAGAATGCCCGTAAGAAGTCCCAACAAAGAGCTAGAAAGAGTGGAAACAGATCTCCTAGTGGATTTGTTAAGCCAACTCTTATTACCGATGAACTTGCTTCTTTCCTAGGAAGAGAAAAGGGTTCTGAGATGGCTCGTACTGAAGTTACTCGTGAGATTAACAAGTACATTCGTGCTAACAAGCTTCAAGATCCAGAAAATGGTCGTAAGATCAACCCTGATGCCAAGCTTCTTCAACTTCTTAAGATTCCTAAGGGTGAGACTCTTACCTACTTTAATCTTCAAAGATACATGTCTCCTCATTTCCCTAAGCCAACTGTTACTGCCTCTGCATAAATAATTTCATAAATTAATAATTTAATAATTTATTTATTAAATTATTATTAAAATACTTAAAACTAATAGCATTATAATATTATAATGGAAACTGAAAAACCATCTCAAGAAGAAACCAAACAACCAGAAATGAAACTTGTTGATGTACCTGTAGTATCACCTCAAGTTGCGTTAAATCTTATCGTCTCTTTTATTAATTTAGCACAAAAAAGAGGTGCATTTACTATTGATGAATCATCTAAAATATGGGAATGTATTAAGATGTTCCAACAACAATCTTAATTAAATATATATAAATATAATATACATATTTTTATATATGCAATTGACAAATAAAACAAAAACTTTTATTAAAGAACTAGAGAAATATAATATGCCAGCAAATAAAAATAACGATGAAATTTATAGATGTCTATATAATGAAATATTCATAGGATTTCAATATTACAAAAAAATAAAAGAGAATATTCAATATGAAATTAAAAGAATTAATAATGTTAACAAGATACCATTCCCTACATCGAAATCCAATCGATTCTTTCCATCAATAATTGAAGATAATATTAAATCAAAATCAAACTATTTTATCAAATTCAATTTTAAAATTTTTAAATATAATTTTGAAGTTTACTTTGTATATTCATTAAACAATTTTGATCCTCAAAAATACATATCTATCATTATTACATGGCTTCATATTATAATTAATCATCAAAACAAAACATGTAGTACTAACAACACCATTCTTATTTACTTAACTGATGCAAAAAAGGTTTTACCTAAAAAAGAGGTCGATATAATAGATGTTATTAATGTTAACTCTGCATACACTTATTGTTGTAATTCCAATATTTCAAAAAATGAGATTGTCGTTTATAGAAAAGAAGAATGGTTGAAAACATTTATGCACGAAACTATGCATGCTTTCGGTCTAGATTTTTGTTTAATGGACAACAACGATACATCAGAAAAGATTAAAAAATTTTTTCCCATTGAAGATAGTGAAATAAATCTCACTGAATCATATTGTGAAACCTGGGCAGAAACTTTTAATATATTAATTATATCTTTCTTTAAAAGCAAAAAACACGAAATAAATGAATATTTATTAAATGTTAATAAGTTGATGAATTATGAAAAATTATTCTCTATTATACAATTAATAAAAATATTAAATCATATGTCATTAAAATATAAAGATTTATACTCACCTAATAAAGTTTGCGAATACAAAAGAAAGTTTTTTTATCATGAAAAAACTAATGTTTTTTCATACTATATCATAAAATGTATTTTAATGTTCAATTTAGGAGATTTTATATTTTGGTGTAATGATAATAATAATACTTTAATTGATTTTCATAAAACTACAACTAATGTGGACAGATTTATTGAATTTATAAAAACAAATTGTAATAAAAATGAAATAATAAATAATATCAAAAATAATGAAAAATTATTTGATAAATTTAGAAAAAAATCTGATTTCTATAATTCTTTGAAAATGTCTCTCGTTGAAATAATATGATTTAGAAAAAAATATTATCTAACTAATATTTATAATGGCCGTTCAAACACGTAGTCAAACAAAAGCTAAGAAAGTCAGTCTTTCTAGACGCAAAATGTATCGTTCAAGAGTAAAGAGATCTACTTGCAGAAGCAAAGCTCCTTATGCCTGTGCTGCTGCTCCTGGTTGCAAAATGAGCAAATCTGGTAAGAGAAAGGCTTACTGCCGTACCGCTAAGAACCACAAGAGAGTTAAGCACCTTTCCAAGTCCAAGAAATCTAAGAAATAAATTACCTACTAATAATATAGTAGACAACTAATACTAATAATATCAATAATATTGATAATATTATTAAAAAATATTCATCACGTAAATCATAAAATAAAGACATCAATAATAATATCAACAAGTATGGTTTGTCTATCATGTATAAATAATTACTTCGTTCATATGTCTTAGTTATACTATAATTCAATCCTTTTCCTTCTACAGCATGAAACCACCATGGAGGTATTAATAGACTATCACCCTCTTCTAATTCAACCTTATAAATCTTCATATTACTATGATTCATTTCAAAAAAATTTTCATCTAAAAAATTACATCTATTAGAAAATATACTTTTAAATTTACAATCATTATCGTAATAATCAAACATATACACTACCTTTTTACCTAATACTTGATTAAGTACGTAATCATGACACATATGTAGATGACAACCTGACTTCCCATTATTTCCAAAAAATAATAATAAACTATCGTTCTCCCTTATTCTATCAAAACATATATCATAATCTTTATAAAAATTATTAGATAACTCACTTTTATAATCAAACAAATCTAACTCAGCTAAGTAATACTTTTTACCTTTTACATCATTAACTATTTTCTTATATATATTATTAAATTTTAAATTCTTATGTTCATTTATTTTTGTATCTCCCATATCTTTCATACAATCATAAACTTCTACTCTTAATTTTAAATCATTCAACTTTTCTTTTAAACTTTTTAATTTATCCTTATTATCAAATACTTTCATGTCAGAACATCCGCCTTTAAATAAATATGGTTTTGTAAAATTTATTACATCTTTTAAATCATCTATATTATATATTACATCAATTTCATAATACATAATAAAATACTATTTATTTAATTTCTCTCTTACACGCATTAACTCAGTCATAACTATTGGGTCTCCCCCTCTTTTGTAATGAACTAATTTTGCATCCTTTGTCTCCAATAGAACTTTTGCGAGAGAATCATTCTGCATAAACTTTGCATTTAAAGCTTTCTCTAAAATATTTGACTTATTATACTCATAATCATCATCCACTTTTATATCTTTAGGTCTTAATTTACTTTTCTTACTATCACCCGCATCTATTGCCATTTCTGCATTTTTACTCACCTCTGTTCCACTTTCAATAGTAAATCTTTTATAATAATCTAGATTTGATAAAAATTTATTTGCGTTTATATAATGTTCTACAGTAGTCCAATTGTAATTATCTAATTCAAAAGGTGATTCCCAACTATAAGATAACTTTTTTCTCCAATTCATCATCTTATGTAGAGCTGCAAATCTTTTATCATTCACTTCAATAGTCTCTCCAGATCCTTTTCCAGGTAAAGGTTTATCATTAGACTTTGGATATACCTGAAAAATCGTTGTATCATTAAACAACTTTTCACTATTATCTTCAATAACCTCAATATCTTTCTCCTCGTAATCTTTATATTTTTCTTTCAATTCTACAAAATCTGGTATTAAATTATAATATCCTTCATTTCCTTCCATACACTTCAATAATATCAACCTCTTTAAATCATAAGGTATTTCATTGAATGTTAACATCCTTTTATCTTTATAAGTTATCAATTTATAATGATCGCCCAAAAAATCTACTATCAAATAATAGTCGGGATTAAAAACACCTATTTCTTGTAACTTTATATCGTTCAGTTGACCACATACTAGTACATTATCTTTATCGTCATTATCATAAGCTTCACTTGACATCAATATCAATTTAATATTTAACACACGCTCCATCGTACTTAAAGCCCATGTATCAGCCCAAAATTCACATGATCGTATTTTTTTTCTAAAATTATCTAATGTCTTTACACCAGACATTATTTTTACCTCTTTTAAGTTCTCCTTTGTTAATTCCATCTCTGCCTTTAATTTGTTAAAAATTTCAACTTTTTCTTTCATTTGTTTTTGTAACATTAATTGTGTGTTTCTATCTTTTGTTAACTTGAATTTATCTTTTAAATTTTGTAATTCACTTTTTATTTTTTCAGAATTATTCTTTATATTAGTTACTTCATTTTTATAATCATCATACAATTTTTTATATTGTTTGAAAGTTTCTTGATCAGCTTCATAAGATAACAAATTTCTCAACTTTGGAACAGTTGTCTCTTTACCTATACCCATAAATGCATCTCGTAAAACATAAAAAAAACAGTCTCCATCTCCTTCATTATCTAACAAACTATAATTATTATTTTTCATAAATTTTTCTACCCAAGTTGAATTTACTCTTTCTACAAATTCTTCTCTAGAAATTCTTGCTGTATCTTCTGTTTCTATATCGATCTCTTGTTTACCCAAAGCCTTTACACTCTGAAATACATCATCATTATCCTCCTCTTTTTCTTCATCATTTTTTAGATTTACCTTAACTTTATTTATACTATACTCTTTTAATGTTTGTTTATTAGCAAATGAAAACAATATTGGTTCATTATTCATTAATCTTGATAAATCTAATTCATTCATTTCATTCATCAACTCTGTTACTTTGTTAGAAAGTATTTCAAAAACACCAATTCTCATTACTATAGTTATACTATCTTCAGGATTTATTAAATATATAGGAAAAAAAACTATATTTTTTTCAACATAAGTATATTTTATTTTACCTATAGCTACATGTATCTTATATTCCAATGCATCTGGAAATATCTCATACATTGATGCATCATAACCAATATCATCATCATAAACTAATCTATTCTCATCATAATTTATTCTAGTATCTAATTTTGACAAAACCATAATATATATTATAAATATTTTCTTATGTTTTTTTTTATAATATATATTTATTTATTGTAAATCTCTAATATATCCATCAACTTAAATTTTACTTTTGATGTAAAACTTGGATTATCTTCTCCTCTTGTAAAATCTTTTACATTACTTATCTTATTAATTATTAAATTATATTCATCTAGACTCTTTATCTCTTCTACTAACAATGACATTAAAACAAATAAATTTTCTGATATTGCTTCACATGTTGCCTTTATATTTTCTTTCTTACAAGAAAGAAATAATTGATCACATAATGAATCTAATATATTAAACAAATCACTTATTTCAAACATATTCACTTTTATCAAATTAGCTATCAAACAACTCAAAGATTTTCTTTTCTCACTTTCTAAATTTAACAAACAAAACTTTTCATAATCTTCTTCTGGATTTACTGACTCTATATCTTTAAACATATCCATAAAACTTTCAACTTTCTCTTTTATATAATCATTCATCTCAGGATAAATATTCTTTAAATGTATTAATATATCTACATACTGTTTTGAAGATGTCTTAGCCATTAAAGTTACATCAAATATCCATTTTGTTACATTATCTAAAAACATCTCATCATTATTTATTACATCTTTTAGTTCTTTTACTGAATTTTCTATAGGTACTACTAATTTCGAATAAGTAGCTTCTGTTAACTTATTTAATGATACACATATCTCACGTTTTAATTCTTCCTCTCTAGTACGCTCTACTTCAGGTCTAGGAACAATTACTTCATCATTAACTTTTCTATCTTTCTTTCCCTTTTTATGAAATACAGGTGTCTTCACATAATTTGATGCACCAACTATCGCTGATATTGTATTTACTATATCTATTGATTCTTGTGGTAACTCTAATGTAAACCCATCATTATTTATTCTATCAAAAATGTTTAAGTTATATACCTCAATACCTGTTGTCATTCTAATAATAATACTAAAACTATTTTTTTAATATTATTTCAATTTTATTTATTAATGTGTTTAAAATAATAATTAATTATTTCATTTATATTTATGGATATTACTTATTATTTTGATTTACCAATCTCAACTATAAAAGACAAAATGAATATCGACACTAATATTATTAATGACCTTGAGTTAATTGATAATAAAAATAATGATAAAACTTTATCAACATTTATTTTTGATCCAAAAAATACATTCTCCGAACAAACACAAAAATTATGGTTTAAATATTATACAAATAATACTAATTTCCTAAAAGAATCACAAAGCTTATACAAATCATTCAAAATCACAGGAACATATAACGATACATATTTAAATTCAATATACAACAAATATATATCATATAAAACTGATACAGGATTTAAAGAAAAATATGGATTCATAGATTGGTCTCATTTAGAGTTTCTTAATCATTATGAATATTTTCTTCTTGGATTTTCATTATTACATATTTTAAGTCCTCTCTTCTCATTGATACTACCAATTATATTTTTACTTTTACCATATGTTATATTACTTATACAAGGTATTCCTATCGACATTACTACATATGCTAACATACTATCCAGAATGTTTAAAGGACACGTTTTGTCTAAAATTTTTACAGGTGAAATTTTTAATCAAGACATCAAACAAACTGCTTACTTTATTATTACTATATTTATGTATATATTTCAAGTTTACTCTAATATTTTATCATGTATTAGATTTCATTACAACATATCTTGTTTACATAATTTTCTTCAAGAAATGAATGACTATATTTCATATACTGTTAAAAATATGGAACTATATATTAACTACATTAGAGACCTAAACACATACAAAAAATACCAAATTATTATTGAAACACATATTATCACTCTTAACAAATACTTAAATCAAATTAGCAAAATACAACCTTACTCATGGAGTTTCTCTGAACTTCTCAGTTTAGGTTATATTCAAAAACAATTTTATTCCATACATAATGACGAAAATTTAAACAATTCTATTATGTTTTCCTTTGGATTTCATGGATACATCGATAATATTATAGGTATCCAACAAAACATCAAAAGAAAAAAAATTAATTACTGTACATTTAATAAAAATAAAAACACTAAATTTACAAAATCCTTCTTCTGTAATAACACAGCTCCTGTAAAAAACTCATATGAGCTTAAAGACAAATTTATTATTACTGGTCCTAACGCATCTGGAAAAACAACCCTTCTTAAAGCCACCTTATTAAATATACTATTATCTCAACAAATCGGTTGTGGATTCTATAAAAATGCTAACATAAATCCATATAAATATATTCATTGTTACTTGAATATTCCTGATACAACTGGAAGAGATAGTCTCTTTCAAGCTGAGGCTAGAAGATGTAAAGAAATTATTGAAATTACACAAACTGAAAAAGATAGACACTTTTGTATATTTGACGAACTATACTCAGGTACTAATCCGTATGAAGCAGAAGCTAGTTCCTATTCATTTATAAAGTATTTATCTACTTTCAAAAATGTTGACTTCATGATGACAACACATCTTATAAAATTATGTGAAAGTTTAGATAATTTAAAAACAAACATTAAAAACTTTAACATGAAAACAGAAAGTATTAATAAATACGATTTCAAATATACCTATATTTTAGAAAAAGGTATATCAAAAATTAAAGGAGCTGTAAAAGTTCTAAAAGAACTTAACTATCCAGATAATATTATTGATACAACATTAGATTATTTAAAATAATATATATACGTTTAATCAATTTAAATATATATATATACAATTTTATATATGAACTTAACAGCTATGTTTGAATTTGGAAGTAATCTTGCATTATATTTAGGAATGGTATGTGTTATTGCTGTTCTATTTTTCTTTATTAAAAGACAAATTACAGAAACTGAAACTAAAATTTCAGGAATTGCAGAAGTTGTTACAGGACTTAGTATGGAAGTTGCATACTTAAAATCTGCTTTACTAAAAAAAGGTGGAGGTCCTTATACTGATGGAATAAATACACTAAAACTCAATGAAACTATTATAGTTAGTGATGACGAAGATGAAAACGGAAAAACATTTTCTGGTTATGAAGAAGATGGTGAAGATTCAAATGTTGATGAAGATGAAGACGATGAAGATAATGAAGATGAAGACGATGAAGACGATGAAGATAATGAAGATGAAGACGATGAAGAAGATGAAGAAGATGAAGAAGATGAAGACAATGAAGAAGATGAAGAAGATGAAGAAGATGAAGAAGATGA